CTAAATATGAAGCACTATCAGATGCCATATTATCTTCATCTTTAACAGGCACAGTGAAATCTATATTACCATCTGTGTCATCATAAGCAACTGTTATAAAAGTTTCATCTCCGTCTAACATACCACCTACATAATCTTCCACCTGCTCTTGTGTAAGTTGTGTATTAGTATCCGTAGAGGTTACTGTAAGTGTATCTCCACTCATCGCAGTAGTTACATTTGTTCCTCCTGCAATAGTCAAAGTATCCCCCGGAGTCATACCTGTACTGCCGGAATCTCCTGCGACCGTGGTGTCTGCTACTACAAAGTCTAAAGTTCCATCACTATCTTCGTAGGTTACTGCAATACCAGTTTCGGTATTGCCTGTGACCATACCTCCAACAAAATCTTCTATTGTTTCCTCTGTATTAACCTGAGAATCTACATAGGCTTTAATACTTTGCTGTGTAGAAAGGTGACTAGCACTATCGCTAGACATATCGTCTTCATCTTTAATCGCTAACTTTGTATCTATTGTGTCAAAGTTAGTATTTAAGGTAGCCCCCCACTCCCCTTCCTGTTCCCCAGGAGTAGGTTTCTCTAAATTAATATTAGTTGTATAAGTACTAGCCATAATAATTATTCAAGCCCACTCAATTCGCCTTTAAGACCACGACGCACTGCTCTTCCTCCTATTGAGACTACTTTTCCATCTGGTGACCTAGCGATATCCATATTAGGAGGCGCTGCTTGCCCCTGTTGCTGTTGATTAAGTATTCCTTCCAATTTATTATCCATCGCATTCATTCGTAAATTAGCCGGATTCATCCCGAACATCTGTTGTCTATTAGATAGATGTTCTATACTAGCCATTAAATTTGTATTTATTTGCTCTACAGCTTCCGCTGTTATATCAGCATAAGATGCTTTAAGCGCATCTACCAAAGCTAGATATTCTGTAGGTTGTGTTCCTTCACTGGACGTAGTAGCTGGTTTACCTGTCAATAAATCTGCTGCTCTGGCCTGTTTCAATGCAGAATCAGATTCAGCTTTCATACGCTCTGTCTCAGCCTTGGAGACATTAACCATTGCTTCGCTTTGGTTCCAAATAGCTTCACCACGATCTCTTTCAGCTTCCGCCTCCATCTCCTTGTCTTTCCTGATGCTATCAACCATAGTCTTTTGGACAGTAAATTGATGCTGCTCTTGTTTAAGTTTTTGTCCAGCCATCTTAACTTGCTGGTCAAAATCAGGTTGCGGAGGTTGAGGATTAAGAGAGTTTTGTAGAAAAGTATCTATCGTCAACATAAGTTTTTCTTTATCTTCTACATTGTAATTCTTAATTACTCCTTTAAGAACTATCCAATAAGCGGGAGAACCAGGAGGAGTTGTTTGAAGAAGTTGAGTAAGTTGTGCTACTTCAAACTCGCGAGCCTGTGCTCCCAATGCCCCGTGAACCTTAAATTTGTAGTCTGCTACAGGGTACCTTTCTGTATCAAACTGCATATACCGCCAAGCAATCTTGTGAATCAATGGCGACAAGAACTCATATTCCATGTTTCGGAGAGTCCTCTTGGCTCGCTTGAGCAACGCGCCCATCATCATGGACATCCCACCTGCTGTCTCATTTCGCGGATTAACTCCTAATGGGGCAGCGGTATCCATAGAACCTGTTGCCATAGTAACCATACGTTCAAATTCTGCCGTCTGTCTATAGCTTTGTGCATCAGGGCCGGGGAATTTAAACGGTGCAACAGCTTCGTTAACAGGCCCGGAAACTATAATATTTCTTCCCGGCCTAATATTAAAATCACTATTACGCGGAGCCATCATGCCATTAACAAGCATTACGGGATAGGTAGCCAAAGCTAGCGCGTCTATCCTTGCTCTTAACTCTGCGTCTAAAGCTTTCTGTGGGTTATAACCTTTCTCAGCTATACCTCGTCCCCAGAATCTATTGGGTACTGTATCCCACTGGAAGGCTACAAAAGACCTGTCCTGCATAATAAACGGGTTACGGACAACCTTTAGCAATGTACCTCGATTAGCGATCCAAACAATACATTCAACCATATCCGCAGAATCGTCGTATTCTATATTACTATTCTCTTCTGCAAATTCCGCTAATGGATCTGGGACACTACCATCTTCCGCCTCTTCAAAAAATGATTTCGGAACTAATCCGTGATATTCTAATACTTCTACGTGCTCTACTGTTTCGTAATTCCTCTCCATAATATCCATTACTGGATGCTCGTCTTCTTTCCTAGAGTAAAAACCTACTGGCGTATCGTTATAGACACCTCGCGCCTGTTTCTGTAGTATTTCATGTCTGGGTACTGTGTAAAGGTGCGCTACACCTAAAGCCTTATTTAATTCCTGTGCAGCTATATCAATTACAAATTCATTTGGATCAACGGGAACAAGGTTTACATGTATATCATCTTGTACAATTATATCTGAAGTTGTTCCTGTAGAACCTGTAACCGGAACCCGTCTTGGTCTTTGCTCTACTGTTATTTTACCTATACCCGTGCCGTATAATGCGGCATTTAATAGTATTTCCGAAATAGCTTGATTTACATTACGTGTATCGAAGTCTTCTATTAGCTGATCAGTAACCTGATCGAGCCTCGTATTTATATTCTGTGATATTTGTTGTATCTGTTCGGGAGGTAACTGCTGCGCGTTCTCCTGTATAATCTGCTCAAAAATACGTTCTCTTACGTCATCTTCTAAATCAAACCATCTCTTTCTGTGAAAGATAGTTTCCTCCATTTCTGATACTCCTGCTTCAATTGCTTGTTGCAGGGCAGGAGCGATAAGTTTAGATCGTTCGTAATGTCTAATCTTATCCTCTGGGCCAGAATGCTGACCTCTCCATAGTCGATAATACTCGTGCCATCTTGCCTGATGCTGTGAGTTTCTTGCATCCTCCCAAGTTTCTACTTTATCAATTATCCATCCAGTTAAATCGGAATCATACATAACACCTTCTGGGTCAGAAGGCGCATAATCGGAGATGGGTTCTACTATACTTGTTTTTGCCATGAATATTTCCTATATTACATCCCGATAATAGTATCCAAAGGTTCCCAATCACTTTGGCCTATATCCTCTGCCATGTGGTAATTTACCTTAGCTATTTGGTCTATATAAGCTAAACTATCTATCATATCGTCGTGAGCCAAAGGATTCGGAAAATCTAACATTTGATCGAATAATTTATTTAAGTAGTCTCCATCTTGAAAGGTAAGACGGCCCTGCTCCATACGTCCCTGTAAAGCCCAAACAATACGGTCATATTTTTTCTTATTTCCATGCGTTAACTCTGTTATGTAAGGGAATGTATTTAATCTTCGCATATTATCGCTCAGATAAGGCATTAATGCGTTCTTTAATGCTCCGCGCTCTATTCCCACTACTCTGGGACGATATTTCTGGGCAGTACGCAGAATCCGTACTGCTGTCTCTCTTACATTCCACCTTCCCGTAATAATATCAAAACAATGCCACCCTTCTTCTGTTACTTCTACTACAGATATGGCTGTTTCATCTAATCTTTTAATCTTTCCTTGCGCTATACCCTTAACATCTTCGTATCCTGCTGGATCTACTGTTATGTAGATATCAGAACTATAGGTATCTCTATTTTCTACCACAAATAAGTCTTCTGTGAAGACTGTTCCACCAAAAGAGGCAAAATTAGCTTCAAATTCCTGCTTGACAAACTCAAGTGGCATGTCTTTTGTGGCTAACAATACCTCCTTGGGGTCTAAAAAGGGATTATCCAAGGATTTAAATGTCCAAGCATCCCAATCCCCGTCTTCCTCGTTTTCTACTTCGTCCAAAGCAGATAAAAATAAGTCGTAAAAGTGGTTTTTACCGTTTGGAGTCCCTATAAATAATGCTCCTCCCCTGACATCCGCAAGAGTCGGTCTAATTATAGCTGTCCAAACCTCTTCTTTCATAAATGCGTATTCGTCAAGGACGACATACGATAATCCAACGCCTCGGAGCGTTTCCGGCCTGTCAGATCCCTTCAGATATATTTGTCTATCGTTAGATAAGGTAAGAATACACTCATTTTCCCGTATCTTTTTAGTAATAGGTGCGGCCATTTGTTTCAAAGGTTGCCACATTATATCCTTGGCTTGGTTAAATGTCGGGGCTATATAGTAACAAGCTTTATCCGACAACTCGTAGCCATATTCATTTTCAGATTTCAGTGCTTCAACGATTAGTTTTACTCTGGCAAGATAAGATTTTCCGAATCTTCGTCCTGCCCCTACGACCTTGAACCTTTTAGGAGATTGAAATATCTCCTGTTGAGCGGGGTGTAAAGTAAAATTAAGCTCTGTCGCCATTACTTCTTTTTCGAACGCCGCTGGCGAGCTTCGAAAGCTTTGCTCGCCGCTTGAAGGGCCTTGGGAACGCGCCTGCGGCTCACACGAAGGGGAGAAAATGGATCCGCTTTTGCCCTATCTCTGATCTGTTTCCGCCTACGTCTAAGGAAAGCTGACGCCGTTTCGTTGGGTCTTGGTGCTGAGCCCCCTTCTCTAGCCGGACGATACTCCTTTCTTCTCGCCTTCACCTTCACCTTCCTCTTCGGCTTAGACCCTGCTGACTTTGCTCGCTTTAATAATCTTGCCATATCTATTGCTCCTCACTAGAGGCTAAAATCGTAATAATCTTCTTTCATTCTTTTTTCCACAAGTCTATTTCTCGCCCTTTAGTAGGTAAATTTTTAGCTACTTTTTTTTTCTGAGAGGGGTCTTCTTAGAAGTTTTCTTCTTAGAAGTTTTCTTCTTAGAAGTTTTCTTGCATTTGACTTCTTCCAAAGTTCCAGTGGGGTAGTCTTTTTAGGAGTTTTCTTAACTGTTTTTTCTGCTTTCCTAGCTGCCCGTCTCCCTGAGACGGTACGGTGTTTAGGAGTAGCTTTTGCCCTTTTAATTCTTGCGGCAGTCTCTCTGGCCTTTCTAGCAGCAGTCGTAGCTTGTCTGCCCTCTGCCGCTGCCTTATTTTTCATAGCTTCTAGCTTTTTTAGTTCAGCTTTTGTAGCTGTCTTGTTAGCCTTCTTTCTAGCGAGACCCTGCATAACTCTAGTTTGAGTTCCTTTCTCTCTACCGAGTTTAGCTGCATCTTTCGCCTTTTTTATTTTGCGTAGTCTAGCTGCTTCTGCCCGTGCCTTTTCAAGTCTTGCAGCAGTTCGCGCTTCTAGGGCTGCTCTGGCTTTTCTACTGCCCTCAACGAATTTCTGACCAGCTCCAACACCGCCCCATCTA